GGTACTAACTACTGTGATGCAGGTGGTAATGGTACACAATGGAACTGCCAAGAAATTGATTTCTTAGAAACCAATGGTAACAAGATTACACAAACCACTATGCATTTGGGCACAGGCGGTTCAAGTGCTCCTCAACGATATGAATACTCATTTGCAGACACTGCCAACAACAGTTGCTTCAACTACTCAGCAATGACCAGTTCACCCACTGCTACCAATGGGTTGCATAGTCTGGTTGGTACTATTGATATGACAAAACCATTCGATATGGTAACTGATTTCACGTATGGAACAACCCCTACCATGACTGTGACATATTCACAAAATGACAAAAGCGTGGTGGTTTACAATAGTTCAGTTGGATCAGGTGCAGAGGGCAGCGGTACTTGGATATGACTTCATTGGTAGCCAGTATGAAGAATGGTTACTGGTTGAATCTATCTTTTTGGCAAGGTTATAGTCCAGCAGGTCCTAGTTCGGCACCGTGGTGGAACAACAGTTGTTCATGGGGTTCATTGTGCAACAGTACAGGAGCATACTGGAGCATAAGCAATATTCAAGTAACTGCCGAGGGTGTGATAAAATGAGTCAAGCGCAATACAACTTAACCACCAAGACAGATTATTTAAATCGTAAGATGTTTTTGGACCCGGCAGGACCAGTAACTATTCAACGCTTTGAAGAAGTCAAATATAAAAAGATTGCAGACTTTGAATCTACTGCACGTGGCTTCTTCTGGCAACCTGAGGAGATCAGTCTCACAAAAGACGCAAACGATTTTAAGGAGGCAAGTGATGCGGTCAAGCATATTTTTACCAGCAATTTGTTGCGTCAGACTGCACTAGACAGTTTACAAGGACGCGGGCCCACACAAGTGTTTACTCCAGTGTGCAGCCTACCCGAAGTAGAAGCATTGATGTATAACTGGGGGTTTTTTGAAACAAATATTCATTCAAAGAGTTACAGCCATATCATTCGTAACATCTACAATGTGCCCAAGGATGTTTTTAATACCATTCATGACACTACAGAAATTGTAGACATGGCGTCAAGTGTGGGCAAATATTATGATAACCTGCATAGACTAAATTGCTTTAAAGAAGTCAACCCAGAACTTGTATCTGAAAAAGAACACATTCGGGCAATTTGGATGGCGCTTAATGCCAGCTATGCATTAGAAGCATTCCGATTCATGGTATCGTTTGCCACCAGCTTGGCCATGGTAGAAAACAAAATCTTCATTGGCAATGGTAATATCATTGGATTGATTCTGCAAGACGAATTGCTGCACAAAGGATGGACTGCATATCTTATCAATCAAGTGATCAAAGAAGACAGTCGATTTGCTGCTGCCAAAGACGCCTGCGAAGCAGAAGTATATGCATTGTATCAGGATGTGATTCGTGAAGAAAAGGACTGGGCTGACTACTTGTTCAAGATGGGCCCAGTGATTGGTCTCAATGCCAACATTCTCAAAGATTTTGTGGATTACACAGCAGTTGGTGCTCTCAAAGATATTGGCATCAAATATCAATCTGCAGCACCACGCAACACACCTATTCCATGGTTCAACAAGCATGTTTCAATATCAAACAAACAGGCCGCGTTACAGGAAACCGAGAGTACAAATTATGTTATTGGTGTGCTTGGCGGGGAAGTTGATTACGATCAACTACCAAATTTATAAAGGAAAATTATGTCAGCTATAGTCTGGAGTCGGGACAATTGCACATTCTGCGACCAAGCCAAAGCCTTGTTGGAGCAGCGCAATATCGCGTATGAAGAAAAGAAAATTGGTAATGGATACACCCAGGAACAGTTGTTGGCAGCAGTTCCTGCAGCAAAAACACTACCACAAATTTTTGTGAACAAAAACTACATTGGCGGGTTCACAGAACTAAGAAGATACATTGAAGAAACCGCTGGTGGATATGGAGAATAAATGTTTATAGATAAAGGCGTTAGCGCAGGCGAAGTAGTTACACTCAAACTCACATCAGGTGAGGAATTGGTAGCAAGACTCAACGAAGAAACAGCCACACATTACAAACTGTCAAAACCCATGGTAATTGCCATGGGTGCCAAGGGACCAGGGTTGATGCCATACTTGTTTACTGTGGCACCGGACAAAGATATCAGCTTGAACAAACTCACCGTGACCGTGGCAGTGGCCAGCGACAAATCATTTGCTGACCAATACATGCAAAGTACCACCAGTATACATTTGGGTTGATACGAGTTTTTGCTCCTATAAATACAATATGGGACATAGATTTGTGATCATGCGTCGTGATGTGATTGAAGTATACGATTGCTATGACGATATCCCAGACGACCTAGACCATGTGATAGAATTTCTCCCAGAAATTCCTTCAGAGCCGCATACTCAACAGCAGCACGAAGAAATTGAAGCATGGCCGGGTCTGTTTAATACACTTATGGAGAAGGCATATGCGACCAGTAGCAAGATTGGGTGATCACGGAGTACCACATTGCAGTCCTTTTGTGATTGCAACGGGCAGTCCCACAGTATTTGTTAATTTGAAACCAGCGGCTAGTCTTGGTGATCTCAGTACGCCTCATCTAGGTCATCGATGTCGACCACACGTGGCACCAATTTCCAGTGGCAGTATCACAGTATTTGCCAATCTGAGGCCATTGGCAAGAGTTGGTGATGGCCTGGCTGGCTGTACTTTTGTTGCCACTGGCAGTGCAACTGTGTTTGCAGGATAAACAATGACCATTGGCATTCTGACTCCTTTGCAAATGATTGCTGGTGCCACGCTCAGCAACAACGGTGGCATCAGAATTGCCAACACTTGGACTGCTGCGGCAACTTCTTACACCGGTACCTCTTTGCTTGTTCCTTTCTTTGCTGCAATAGCTAATTCAGGATCAGCTGGTATCACTGCCAGCACATTGATCAGTATGTCTACGTTTTGCTCTTCCACAGTACCAGCACTGGCTGACAACACACCTGCGGCCTATCTTGATTTGGGGATAAATGTAAATTCTGGATTCACTGGAGTAATCACTGAACAAGGCAATAGTTATCTTGGCAACGGTAATGTGACTGTGTTTGCACAGGTGTTCCCGGCAGCACAAGGATATGTGAGTGCAACAAACAACTATATCAATACCAGTATCAACAGCCAAACTTATCTAGGATCAACCTTTACCACAATGAACAGTTTAATCACTGGAAATCTCAGTGATGTGAATTTGGCCATGTTGGCATTTGGTGTCGATCTAGCTGCGCTAGGACAATTGATTGATCTTGCCGACCTTGGTAATTTTGGATCACCGGCTTCGTTGTTGAGACGATTGGCTTCATTGACCAACCTCACCCCAGGAGTAAGCAATGCATTGATTCAAGCAGGAATTGACCAAGCTGATATCAACAACATTGCAACTCCAAATGTCACCGTAAGTGACAATTTGCAACGACTAGCATATCAGGGCATGTTGAATGTCACCGGCACAGAACTAGAACAGGTGCTGGCTGTGTTTGGAGTAAGCACACCAAACATCAATAACATGGCTGACTTGTTAAATCCAGTCAAGATATTGCCCAACAGCTATCCCAGTCTCACAGTGAGAACTTACAATCAATCGACATCAACTGTGCTTCGCGCCATCTATGACAACAACCAAGGCGCTGTGAATTCAAAGTTGTTGATTTATTTGCCACGATATGTGCTGATCCTGGGTGGTAGCAATATGATCACATATCAAAGATTGAGTTTGATCATTCCTCCAGATCAAGCATTGGCTTGCAAGGCTATCACAGTGAGTTTGCAACAAATTAAAAATATCAACAACATGAGTTTGATACAGTTGGCGTTGGCCTTTGCCAACATGGAGACCACTCGAGACCTTGATCTCATAAGTTCATTGACCACAGCAGTTCCACCATCAGTGGCGGAATTCTATGCTGACACGTATGCAACTGGCACAGGGCCCAATGGAACATTGGTCATAACTGATCTGTTGGGTGCAGCAGTTGGAGTACCGTTTACAAGTGATCTTACCAATGTTACCACCACGATCAATAGCATGACATCAGATGGAATCTTGAACACATTGATTGTCATCTACACTCGCATGCTAAACACAGTGGATGGAGTTTATAATACAGGCATAGACGATATAGTGTATATTCCCCCAGGGCCGGGCACAGGAACCTATATCAATCCCGATGCAGCACTGAATGCATTGATCACGGTGGCTGCTGCGGAAGTTGTTGGAATTGAAAGTCTGTATCCCACACAATCTTCAGTATTGAACAGTAATTTTATTTCCATGGCTGCTAATCTCAACACAGAGAACATCAATCTTTCGTTGGCCAGTATAGACGTGGCCAATCTAGATCCGACCAGCCGCGGACCAATTCTAAGTTTGGTGCAGAGTTTGCCTGCTTATGGAATCAATACTGAACAAGATGGACCAGCACAGTTCCTTGAAACCATTGCCAATCTCAGCACACAAGGTGGGCAAGCCATAGTGGCCTGTTTGAGAGAAGGTAGAAATGTATCCGTTCTGGATGCTG